AGAAGCGCTCTCACCAAGAAGGCTCATGACGCCGTCAGAGGAAGGAAGCACGGAATCGACAGAGCCATCAGGAGAGCAAAGAGAGCTGAAGACGGAATCTTCACACCCATGCAAGGACCCGGAGAGGTTGAGCTTGCGAATGCCATTTCCGATTATGGATTTGACGTCACCAGGCATAAAGCATGTGGTGTCTATAACGTTGACATCCATTTCGGAACCGTCATGGTGGAAGTCAAATTTAGAACCTCTGGCCGTGGAGAGCACTCCAGCAGAATGCATAAAGTTAAAGACATCGTCGATTCTGGCCACAAGCTGGTTTACGTCATCTTTACCGACGAGACTGCCATAGCTCACGGAATTGATTACGTAGTCTCCCTCCTTGATGGCATTAACAGGCGTCCAGCCATTCCTGGTAAGTATTGGGTGATTAGGTGTGGCATGCAGAGTAGCCCCGCTGGACGTTTCAATGGAAAAAATAGAACCGTCGTACCAACGCCTCCAGAGCTTACGACAACCATTCGAGAAATCGAAATTAGTTGACCCTATAAAGCAGTTAATTGCCTGCCCAGGAAAAGTATCGCGATCGCCTGCGCCATCTGACCAGTTATACGTCTTGCCGTTGCGCGCATAGTGCGACGGCTTAGCTTTCGGGTAAAGCCCTGATGGATTTCCTCGTACTCGTTGGTCTTCCATCGTGCGCCAGACGAATTGCTTTATTTCCAGGTCTGCAGCGCGTTGCTTCGTGACCTGCATGTTCATGGTGGCAACCTGGTCACGGGCAATCAGGTCGGCACGTCGTTTCGCAACCCCGGTTTCAGCCTGAATGTTTTTGCTGATGTCACGCCATGAAAGGCCGTCGCGAAATCCAGAGTTAACGGCTGTCGTAACCTTGCTCAGATAACTTTGCGTCAGATTGGTGATCAGCGCCGTGTTTTCCTCAGCCCATGCGTCAATGTTGGCGCTCATGTCGGTTCCTGGCAATGCCACATTGACACCAATGGCCTGGTTGATCGCTTTCTGCCAGTTTCCGTCAATTGCCGACCGAATAGAGTCGCCGATGTTGCGCACGAATGACATTCCAGGAATATTACCAGTTGCCAGTGAGCGAATGGCTCGCAGAACAGCAGACAGGTCATCAGCACGATAACCATCCTCCCGCGCCGCAATATCTGCTTTTAATTCATCAGCGATTCGTGTTTTCAGTTCGGAATTAATGCCGTCAATGATGCCGCGCAGCATCTTAGCGTACTGCTGTTCAATCCGTACAGGGTGACGGGCTGGCAGCAGGACTTTACGCTTCCGCTTGTCCGGCTTCAGTGCTTCCAGTTGTTTCTGAAATTCCGTTTGTGCCATTTCCGCCACCGAGTAAGTTAAGACCTAACGGGTCATCATTCGAATTGTCATCACCTTCCGGCAATTCTTCCAGAGAGAACATGCCTGAATCGTTAGCCAGATTGCGCACCTCGTTAGGAGTGAGCGCCGCAGATTGCTCAAGCGTCGAAATTGCCGTTGCCACCGATGCCATTGAGGTTGCTTTCTTGTCAGGTGACATCGCGCTAAGCTCTGCCCACTTCCAGTCGAAGTCCAGACCTGTCTGCATCTTCACGTTATCAATACATGACTGCACCAGCGCAGACGGATCGCCCTCCTGAATCGCAGCAATCTTGTCGTAGTAAACCGACAGTATTTCTTCCTGACTGGCGTTGAGGCCTGCCGGAGACTTGCCGAACAGCATCATTTCTGACAGGCCAGTCGCGCCAGCTACCGCAGTAGCAAAGCGGTCAACGAAGTCGGGGATGCCCTGAAGTGAGCGGTTAACGAACTCGAATTTCTCTTCTTTGTCGACAACCGCTGCCCGGTAAATGGACTTGCCCTGATTAAAGGCGTTTGCACGGTTCATTACGGCTTGCGATGCCGTCATGCCCATTGATTGCGCAGCCGTAAGGTTTGGTACGGAAAGAATGCCAACACCTGACTCTTTCAGCAGAAATGACGCATCCTGCAGTGTCTCGTTGTATGCGGCAATTGCCGACCATGCCATCGCTACATAAGAGCCGCCCCATCCCTGCAATTCAATCTGGGTATCGTATGGAACCGG